GGATATCAAGCTGCATTTCTTTGGGGTATAGATACATATAATTCAGAATTGTATTGTATAGATATAGATAATCAAAAAGGTGGTGGTGTTAGAGCAGCTGCACAAGTTATTTCTGACTGGTATCACAAGTATGACTTAGCACATTGGATTATTGAAGAAAATGGTTTTCAGACTGCTATACGTCAAGATGAAAACATAAAAGAGTTTGTATTACGTACAGGTATTTTATTACAAGGACACTTAACAGGCAAAAACAAACACGACCCACTATATGGTGTAGGTGCAATGTCAGAATTGTTTGACGCAAATAAAATACATTTACCCTATGGCAATTCAGAAAGTCAAGCTAAAATAGATAGTTACAAAAGACAATTAGTGTACTTTGATGGAAAACCTGTTTCTAGTAGGAACAAACATAAAACAGACATAGTTATGTCTAGTTGGTTTCCTATGAAGGTATTTAGACGAGTACAGAAAGAACACCTAGCAGAAGTTGGAATGGAATACAAACCAAGTTTTACTGGTTATAATGTTACTGATATGAATGATGCACCATGGCAATAGACTTAAATAAAAAAACTGCTGAAGAAATAATAGACGCTGCACAAGAATTAGTTGCAGGCGGTTCTACAAGCAATAGACAAACTAATAAATATAGAATACGAGCAATCTTAAATGGTGGTGCTGACGGTATAAAAGCTTTATTAGGTAATCAAATGGATACTGCTGATTCAGATTTACTACCTGCACCAAACTTATTGCAGTCAGGTATTGACCGACTTGCACAAAAAATATCTGGTGTACCTAACATACGTGTAGATTTAATGAACAATAACGATAGCGACCGTGCTAGAAAACGTGCTGAAAAGTTAGAAAGAATAGTTTCTTCTTATGATGAGAAACAAAGACTTAACTTACAATTAGCACAAGCTGCTAGATGGTTGCCGGGTTATGGTTATTGTGCATGGATTATTACACACAAACAAGATAAGAATGGGTTTTTATATCCTACTGCAGAACTACGTGACCCCTATGACACATATCCGGGTAACTTTGGTCCAGACCAAAAACCACAAGAACTTGCAGTATTAAGAAGTGTACCTAGATGGAAACTTGCACAGATATATCCTGAATACAAAAATGTAATTTTAAAACCTGTAAAACCTAAAGGTAGCCCTAATACAAGTACATCTCTTATTGGATACACAGACTCTACAACAGATGGTGATTGGGAAGATAATACTGGTCAAGGTGTAAGTATAATTGAGTACTATGACATAACTGGTACATATATTGTATATCCAGAAACAAGACAACTATTTGATTTTATACCTAATCCATTAAGTACAACACCGTTTGTATTTATGAAACGATTTAGTTTTGATGAACTTAAAGGACAGTATGACCACACAATAGGTCTTATGTCTATGATGGCAAAGATAAATATTATGTCTGCTATCGCAATGGAAGATAGTGTATTTACAGAAACAAATATTTCTGGTGAGTTAGAAAGCGGACAGTATCGTAAAGGTAGATTTGCTGTTAACTATTTAGCTCCGGGTACACAAGTATCTAAACCGGCAAACAATATACCGTATCAATTATTTCAACAAGTAGACCGATTAGAAAGACAGTTACGACTTGTAGGTGGTTACCCTGTAACCGATGATGCCCAGTCGCCTGCAAGCGTAGCTACTGGTGCAGGTCTAGCAGAACTTAATTCATCTATGTCATTGATGATTAATGAATATAGAGAAATTATAAAAGTTGGTATAGCAGAGATGGATTCAAAAAGATTAGAACTAGATGAAGTACTTGCTGTAGAAACTGGTACACAAAGTAAACCTATGGCAGGTTTCTTTAATGGAACATCTTTTTCAGAAAACTATAAACCACTTAGTGATATAGGTGGTGACCACAGAACAAGACGTATCTATGGAGTTATGGCAGGATTTGATGAGCCACAAAAAATTGTTACAGGTTTGCAATTAGTACAAGCAGGTATTATTGATACAGAAACTTTACAAGATAATATTGATGGTTTAGAAAATGTAGGCAAAGTACAAGAGCGTATACGTAAAAATAAAGCTGAAAATGTTTTGTTTGATAGTGTACTTGCTAGGTCAGCAGAAGGTGACCCACAAGCCACAATGGCAGTTATAGCTATATATGATAATCCAAATGCTATGACAGAAATATTAAAACAATTTTATACTCCAGAAGAACCACAAATGTCTCCAGAGCAAATGGCATTAATACAACAACAACAAATGATGCAAGCTCCACAAGGACCACCGCCAGATATGGCTGCTGCTTTTGGATTAGCATAATGAACGAAGAATTTATTGAAGCAGAGTTTTGGAGTATTGTTAATGAAGAATACGGAGATACACAAGTAGTATCTTTTGAACAAGCATACGAAATAATAAATCCTTATCCGGGTGTTTATGTTGTAATAATGGAGGAATATGGCGAAGAAAAGAACTAGAGGTGGATACAGACAACCTAATAAACCGGCTGCTGTAAGTGGTCCGGGTGCATTATCACAAAGAACTGATGGTGGAGCAGGTAACAGTAAACAACCTATTAGAAGAATACCGGGCGTAGCTTATGGTGAACAAAAAGGTTTATCAGAACAACAAGCTGCAGCACCATTACCTGTAGCACAACAAGGACAAATACCTGTAGGTAATACAACAGGTGCAACTCCAAATGTTTTTGGAGCAACAGAGTTTCCTAATCAACCAATTACAGAAGGCGCAATGTTAGGTGCAGGTTCACCTCCAATGCAAGCAATAGATGAAGACGCTAATATGTTACTTGCCGCAATGTATCAAGTAATGCCTAATTCAATTATATCGGAGTTGATTAATCAAGGTAGCGAATAGTGTTCTTTCCTGACCCAATATTTGAACAATCACAAGTAGCTAGTAACGTAGCTAGAAATAAAAAGTTTAAAAACTTAAAAGAAAATCTTAATGACGTTGACCCACAAAAGTTAATTGCATTTACACAAAAGTATCCTAACGCACCACAAAGTTTGCTTATTGGTTTTACACAAGTAGGTGCAGACCCTAATTCAGCTGCAGTAGAAGAAGTAGTAGATAGATATTCTATATCACAATCTGAACAAGCAGCTAAACAATGGGAGTTAGCTTCAACAGATGGTGAGGGTAATCCATTAATGCCTGAACACCAAGACATGACATTAAACCTTGCAAGTGTGTTTAAAGGTGATGCACAGTTAGGTGTATGGGCGTTACTTGGTTTTGAAAGCATGGGTGAAAAAGTAATTAAAATAAATCGTCAACTTAAATATGTTGCAGACTTACACGCATATGACAGCATGATAGAAAGCGGTATGTTACCAACTGAAGCACAAGAAAATTTAGCTATGTATGTAAGTAATACACAAATACCTGATATTGGTAAAGATAAAGGTACATGGGGTGAGCTTAAAGAGTATGCAGAAATGTGGAAAGAAAGTTCTAAACTTGCAGGAGAAACTGCATTTAGTGCTGCATTTAGAGAAGCATGGAATGGTAACCCAGTTAACTTTGACAGAAATAGAAAATTTATATTTGAAAGTTTATTACCAGAAGAAGATATACGTTATCAACGATTACTTGATATGGGCATAGGAGAAACAGAAGCAAGAAAAATATATTACGACAATGTAGGTACACCTATAAAAGCAAATGAAGCATTAGGTATGCAAGAGTATACAAGTTTATCTAGTCCTAATAGAATACAATTTTACGAAGGAAGAAAATCTAACTATGCACCGGGTAACAACATTAACGATATGTTTAGTATTTCTAATTGGTGGAGACAAAAACAAGGATTAGATACTGGTGTATTACAACCGTATTCACCGGGTAGACAAGTTGCATATAATATAACTCCTAGTGGCACAACTGCAGCAAATACTTTGTCTGGATTTATTGACGGAGGAGTTAGATTACTTGCAGACATACCTTTGTCTAAAGGAATATCTACTATTAATAAATTAAAAAATGCTCCTATTACTGTAGATAAATTACTTGATACACAAAAAGCTGCAAAAGTAGATAACTACTTAAATACTTTTAATAAAAGAGTTAATGAGTTAGAAGATTATGTAGACCCATTCTCTGATAAAAAACCTTTAATAAGTGGTAAGAATGGTCAATTAATAAGAAAATTTAAAGGTGCTGAAGGCAGAGAATACGCAGCAGGTAGAAAACTTTATAAACAAGCAGGTGTTATAAGTGGTACTAGAACATCTTTATTTAGAAATACAACACAAGATTTAATGAACTCTCCGTTCGGTAGAAAAATTACTAGAGCTTTAACAGAAGAAGATAACGTAGCAAAACTTATGACTACACCGGGTTTAGATAATTTAGATTACTCAGTAGTTAAACAAATAGCTGACACAACAGACTATTTAGAAGTAAGACAAATACTAGACAATTTATTTGACACAGGTGTAATAAATCAATTACCGGGTAAACAATCAGGATTAACTAATGCTGTATTAAGAACATCAGCATTAAAAGGTAAAGAATTATTAGATAGTACAAGTGCTATAAAACAAACAGTTGGCAAAGGTTTAAGTTCTATAGGTAAAGAAGACGCTGCATTTAGAAGTGTTGGTTCTTATTTAGGTGGCGGAATTAAACAGGGTATTAATGTATTAAAAGGTAAACCTGTACAAGGAGATGCTTATGCACAACTAATGGGCTTTAGTGCTAATATGCGTTCCGGTTACAAACCTTATATGAACAAAATACTTAGTGTAACTCCAGAAGAAGGATTGTCTTTTACTAATAGAGATAGTGCTGTAAGAAATCTTGTATCTCATATGCAAGTAACTGGATATAGTTTTGATGCTATGAAACCTATAGTTGATGAGTTAATAGCTATACCTGAAGGTAACTTTGAAGCTATACAAAATTTTGCATATCAACAAATACTTAGAGATGAATTTATTATGCAAAAAACAGGTAAAACTATTGCTACACAAAGAATTGCCAAGAAAATATTTGAAAGTAATG